GCGGGTAATGCATTAAACTCTTCCTCAGATAACGTAGACATATCAGGTACTGCCTCTCCATGAGAAGAAGAACTTTCACCTGGTAGCTCAGGCGGTTGTGACTGTGCTGCCTTTAACTTTTTCTGGTTATTAGCACGTTTTTTAGCTACTTCATCTACTGGTTTAGTAACAGCAGGAGCAGCTAACGCAGACTCAGGATCTGCATCTGCAAAACCGTGGTCTTTAATCACAAAATTAGCTGCTTTAGATAACGCATCTACGGGTTGGTACCCTTGAGTTATAAACGCATCACGTAAATCTACAACTTCTTGAGTAGCATCAGCGTTAAATGTTTCTGAATGCTGGTCAAATACAGGGAAAGTAGACTCTAGCTCAGCTGCTGCTTGCTGCAACACAGTCGCTTGTTGGCTATGCTCAACTGTTTGCCCCATTTTTTGTTCCATTTCAAACTGAATTTCAGCTTTTTCTGCCGCTCTTATTTCTTTTCTAAGCGCAGTAGCTTTAGCTGTCTCCCCATCTAGTATAAATTCTTGGTATTCAGCTTCTTTAGTATCATAGTCATACGGTTCTGGAGCATTTTCTACTGGAGTATTTTGCGACTGCAGTTCTTCAAGTTGTTTTTGTAGCGCTTTCTGTTTAGCAAGCACAGCATCTAGCCGTTCTTTTGGAACCATATGTTTCTTAGGCTCAGCTACTGGCTCTTCTACTTCAGCTACAGTTTCTTCTTCAACCTCAGCTTCAACTTCAGGTTCTTCTTCAGCTTGGGCTTCAGTTTCCTCTACTTGAGCTGCTTCTACCTCTGCTTCTTCTTCTTCAGCTTTAATTTCCTCTGTTTCAACTTCAGGTTCTTCTACTTCAGCTACAGTTTCTTCTACTACTTCTTCATCCATAAAATTTAAGTCTAAAGACTCTTCTTGCTCCATAGGATCTGCTCCTACTCTAGCATCAAACACAGGCCCATTATTTTCAGTGAGGTCACCAGCTTTTACTTCAGCCATATCTATTCTCCTAGATTACTTTCTATTATTAAAACTCAGTATGAGATTTTTTTTGGTGTTCTACTTTTTCTTTTATTTTTACTAGTTACTTTTTTAGCCTTAGCCTTAGCTTTAGGTTTAGGTTTTTTATCTTTTTTAGCTAGCCCCATGTAATTATTCATAAGTATTCCTTTATTAAAATGTGTTAACTGGAGGTGGTGGTGGTATAGGTTTGTATTCCTGTTGTTTAACTGCCGTATTCATAGCAGTAGCAGCAAGTTTAGCAGCCGCTGCAGTTTGCGATTGGCCTTGTCTAGTATCGTTACTTAGCGCAGCCAGCTCTCTTCGTAGTTCTAGCTCACGGTTCTTCATTTCTAGTTTACCCTGAATTTCAGCCATTTCTATTTGCGGTTGTGTCTGGGTATCTTGAGCTTTAGCCATATTCATAGCCGCTTCGCTTTGTAGTTTCTGAACTTCTGCTTCAAGTTTAGCCACTTCAAGCTGCAAAGTTTGCATAGCCATTTGAGTTTGCGCTTGTTGCATAAGAGCTTCTTGTTCGCTTGGTGGTTCTACTCCAGTCATAACGCGTATTCGTTGTGCCAACTCTTCTTTGCGTGTTAAATGACTATACTCAATAACAGCGTCATCTGGTATAGCAACACCAGCTTGGCGTAAACTTAATGCTTCAGCAAACTGTAACTCATCAAATGTATCTCTAGCAGGCGCAGTAGTTACAACAACGTCGTACTCTCCTAGCGTTAAATCGTTTATAACTCTACCTTCCGGAGTCATCTCGTTAACTACTAAAGGTTCTCTTGGCTTTAATGCGTCTTCTTCGTTAGTGATCATTATTACGCGTTCTTCCGTATAATAATTTTGTACTAAATCTAAAACTTTTTCCGCTAAATATTGTCGTGTCTTCTTTAGATTATCTAAAGGCACTTGAATCATAACCGCGCCGCGATTCTGTTTAGCCTGAATAGCAATACCTGAAACTTCCGCTCCATCTGTGCCAAGCATAGAATCATTAATACCACTTATAGCCTGTATATTAGCAGCGGCTTTTGAACTAATACGGTCAAGACCTGACGGTATCTGACTAGGGTTAATTTTCATAGGGGGAGTAGAGCCCCTATTAAACTCAAGTATTAATCCGGTTTCAGCGCCGTGTTCTTCTAGGTCTTCTACCTGCATATTAGTCAAGGAACCACTTTCTACCATCCAACCACTATTAGCTGTTGTGTTAACAATATGAAGCTCTTGGCTAGATATTTTATTCAGCTGTTCTTGTGGGGATAATAAGTTACGCACCATACCGAATGGGCGCCCTCTGCGGAAATACGCAAAATAAGGAACAATAGTAAAATCATTGTAAGGCGACCAATCATCATGGAGCACTACTTTGTCACAAGTTACTGTCCATCGTACGCGCCTGCGCATTTTTGTATATACAGACAAACTATGAGTTTTAGCAAACTTTTTAGTCTTAGCCTCTGACCAATTATCTGGAACAAACCGTTGGTCGCCTGACTCCATATCAACGAAACAGTCTGTTTTAACTAATTTTCTATGTTGTCGTTCTATAATTCGCAACGACCTGACATTCCTATAGTCATCAGTATCTGGAATTGGCGCACCCGCGTATTCATCCATAGCATCTGCATCGCCAAAAGTATTATCAGCATACTCTACTGAATCGTGGCCAAAACTATTTCCATTTTCTGCAATAAACCGTAACCGCTCTGCTTGTTTTTTACCGTAGGTTTCTTCTATCTCGTCAAGCGTCATCCATTTAGTTTCAAATACTTCATTCCAAGATTTAGGGTCAGAATTTTTTGCATCTGGATCGATTAAAATATCTAAAGGGTCTTTGCACATTATGCGCACTTCGCCTTCTATATGATCTGAGAAATCTATACGCGCATCAAAGTAACCACGCCCATCCATGATTAAACCATCGGCAAATACTTGTTGCTCTAGCCAATCTAATTTATTGTTATCTGCTATCTGCATATACAAACGAGTCAGCACATCTGCTATTTCTTGATCGCCGCCTCTACGAGGTTTAAATCTTATATCTGCTCGTCGGGTAGACTGTTCACCTAGTACGGTGTTGATCGTAGGCAAAATAGTATTAATAGTTAGCGTAGGTCTTCCTTCTGCATCTAGCGCTGCAACATCTGAGGAATCCCATTGCTCACCTTGATAATATGCGTCGCACTTTTTTGCTAAGTCTACATAGTCTAAATGCCCATTATCTCTGGCTCGTACATACCTATCCCACTGAACTCTAGTTATAGTGTCCTCTTCCCCTGGAGACATTTTGCGTTTCTTAGGTAATATTGCCATATATCTATGCTCTCATAGCCGTTTTTGATTTAATTTCTTTAGAAAGTGAGTCTAACCTATCGCGCCATGAAGGTGGATTTACTATTCGTTCTGAAAAAGTACTAAACTCTGTCATCATTAACCCTACCCATGCAAGTGCATCAACTTGATCATCGTGTACGCCATTAGGAAATCTTAATAATTCAGCAACTAATGGGCCTGTGAATATTTCGTTCTTAGGTAGATACACCATACCTTGTTGCATACGTCCTTGTATAGCCCTAGCTCTTGCTTCTTTATCGCGTCTTCCAGTTTTTAAATCTTTTATATACACTTCATTAAGACCACGTTCGCGTATACGTTTTTGTAAAAACGGCCCCAATGCCATTTCTATGTGTCCTTTTTCTATGCCGACAATAGAAGGTTTCCAAAGTTCATACAGATCTAGTATGCGCTCAACCAACTCGAACCCGTCAAATCTACCACGAACTACGTCCATTAGGAATAGCCTATCGTATTCATCTACTCCCATGACTATACCAACAGAATAATCATTACGATCTCTTTGGCCTATCGCTAAATCCCACGCGCAATAATAACGCATACGATCTTCATCTACATCTTCGGGTTCATAGTACTTAACCATGTCTCTAGTAAAGTATTCACCGTCATCAGATACAGGATTCTGTTGATACAGCGCTGACCAATCTCGTGGGCCAACAGCTCTACGTATTTTATCAAGCGCTTCTACATTATAGCGTTCACCGTGTAATGGGTCGCCCTCATCTCGAAACTTTTCTTGTTCTTCTGCAATAGCTGGGTACCGCACTACTTCCCACTCATCCCCGCCTTCAGAATGTGCTTTAAGTAATCGCCCTGC